ATATTATTAAATCGAGGATATAAAGAAAATGACAACTTCCAAAAAAAAAGTCGGTTTTGAAATCCCCTTTTCGTTTTTGGACATTTATTTTTGTCCATTTTTCAAAAGGGGATTTGAAAACGGAGTTTTTTTCGAGAAAAACACGTGTGGCACCATAATGCTCTCATTTTCATTTTTTCTTCAAAAAGTTTGTTATCATAATTTTTTACATTTTTAAAAAAATCGCGGAAAATGGATAAAAAAATTTTGGACATTTTTAGTAAAATGGCAACAAAAGACGAAAAAAATACTGCTGCTTTTTTCTGTGAAAAATGTCAATTCAAAACACGTGACAAACAAGATTTTCGCCGACATTTAATGACACTGAAACATTCCAAGACTATATCCGTGGTGTGCGAATACAATAATGTCCAGTGTAAAACTGCTCTAGATAAATCATTTACTTGCAGTAATTGTAAAAAAGTATACTCACACCATTCGAGTCTATGGAAACACAAAAAAAAATGCAAATGGGAAGAAAAGAAAATGGACAATCATTTAATTTTAAAAATATTGGAACAAAACCAAGAACTTATTCTAGAAAACAAAGAATTCAAGGATAAATTATATGAATTAGCATCCAAACCAACCATTGTCAACAATGTCAACAACAAACAATTCAATCTGAATATCTTCTTGAACGAAACATGTAAAAATGCAATGAATCTTTCGGATTTTGTTCAATCTCTCGTCATCAAAAACGAAGAATTCGAAAATATGGGGAAACTCGGTTATGTTCAAGGTATTTCCAATATTCTGATCCGAGGACTCAAGGATTTGGACGAAACCAAGCGACCAATGCATTGTACAGACAAAAAGAGAGAAACAGTCTATATCAAGGAAAACAATGTCTGGAACAAAGAACTTTCGCGTGACAAAATGAAACAACTAATCCTCGATGTCAGTTTCAAAAACATACGCAAAATCCCTGCGTGGAAAGCAGAACACCCAGGTTGTGAAGATGCAGCGTCTTATAAATATATGGATTATGTACAGATTTTAAACCAAGTAATGACGGGAATTCACCCAGACAGTGAAAACGATATTAACAAAATTATCCGCAACGTGGCCTTTGCTGTTGTATTGGATAAAGCAGGATCTACCACAATTCTTTAATTTCATTCTCTTTTTATAAAATATATAAACACTTATTTTATACTATTATATGAATGGTATTGTTGTTGCCTATGGTTTCGAATTTAGTAATTTTATTCCCTTTTTAAAATCTGATAATATATGTCAATCCATCATTACCAACAATCCTATTTATTATTCTCTCATTATAAGAGATACATATATTGACGACATTGTGTATTGTATTGAATATGCAAAGGAAAATCGTCAACAAGAAATAAAAATAATTCAACAGAAATATGAAAATTTACTACGCTTTGTTGAAAAATACAATTGTCATTTATGCAAAATTGTATATCCACCACGATGGCAAATCGTTTACAAAAATGCTATATATAATCGTGATTCTTATATTATTAAACAACGACCCATGTCTCCTATTCGTTTCTCTCTCGTTAATCCTGATAATATTTACACAGATGAAACAGAACCCACTAATACTTCTTTTTCTCTCTTGAGAGAAAAGGAAACAGATATTTATCAACCAAAAATACATGATTAACCAAGAGTACCACTATGAGTAGCATAATAAGAACCACGGCGAAGTCCGGTAGGATTTTTAGTAGTTGTGTTCAAGAAATCAACCAATTTAGGAGTCGTCTTTGCAACACGATGAGTATAACTAGTTCCAATATTGTATATACTCATATAAACATTTCCACCCCACGTACCCGACTTCTTAATACCTCCAATCGAACCTCCACTCTCTTGTCCACGATTCGCAATCGTATTTGCATACCTAGATGGTCCATTGTGTCCTACTATTAATCCCATTATATATACACTAAAGATATTTCTCTCCGTTGAAATTGTATCCGTTGAAATTGTATATACAAAAAGAACTTAAAGCCTTTTATATTTATAAAGATAGATATGGATTACAATCAAGAGGACAAAAGTTTATTACATGATGATGATATTATACGTGGTGAAGATGGATTGATATTCAATCCATATAATCCATTGAATATGGAGATTTCATTGAGCGAAGTTCAATCAATTCTCACTAAATATGGATTACCTCCCATGGTATATAATATGACATTGTATAAACGTGCCTTTGTGCATCGATCATATACAAAAAGACCCGCACTCGAAAATACATTACAAAATATTACAATCGTAGAAAAACCGTCTGATTGTATGCCACTTCATACTAAATCCAATGAACGGTTGGAATTTCTGGGAGACGGATTACTTGAATTGGTGACGAAATATTATTTATATCGTCGTTTTCCTAAAGAAAACGAAGGCTTTATGACTGAAAAAAAAATCGCCATCGTAAAAAACGAAGCCATTGGACGTATTGCTATGGAAATGCATCTGAATAAATGGCTCATTTTGTCCAAACACGCAGAAGAAAAAAAGATACGAACAAATTTAAAAAAACTAGGATGCTTGTTTGAGAGCTTTTTAGGTGCAATGTTTTTGGATTTTAATAAAATAACGATTAAAGACGAAGATGGGTGGTTTCAGAATATATTTGTAACGGGGCCGGGATTTCAGATGGTACAAAAATTTGTGGAAAATATTTTTGAAAGGCATATTGATTGGATTGCTTTGATTCAAAATGACGATAATTATAAGAATATTTTACAAGTAAAAATTCAAAAAGAATTCAAAGTAACACCGCATTATTTGGAGCGAGAATATGATCCAGAAAATGGATATAAAATGGGTGTTTATTTATGCTTAGGACAGCAGATTTACAATGTCAAATGTGAAAATGCGATTACAATTGATAATATAAAGACATTTCAAGCTATTCAAGAATATAGAGCAAAACACGATGATAAAATATTTTTGTATTTGGGGGGTGCGCAACATAAAATAAAGAGAAAAGCGGAACAAATGGCTTGTAAAGAAGCATTGGATAAATTAGAACAATATTTGTAGAAGGTGAATATACTATTTTTATTTGGAATAGTATATTATGGAACAATGGAAAACCTTGTTGAAATTAAAACCATCGACACAGGAGATAACAGAAAAAAAGGTTATTATTTCTTTTAAACCATCCGTGTTGCAAGAAGATAACCAACAAAAACCTTTAGAAGAAAAAAAGTCGACAATGGTTATTCACGACAAACGAGAAGATGAATCTGTTCAAGAAAAGGTCGATAATATTCTGGAAAAACTACAAAACCGTGCACTACCAGCAAGTGTAGGAGAGAAACAAAAGGCAAAGCCAAAGGCAAAGAAAATAAAATTGGCAAGCCTTGAACAAGAAGAAGAAAAAGAAGAAGAAGAGCCTTTTGTTTTAAAAGGAGATGAATTGGAAGTCGAAACAAAGGAGAGAAAGACGAGAAGAATTGTCAAAGGTATTACTCATTTACCACCTGAAGTATGGGTCAAATTGGGCGATACAGACTACAAATCTAGGTTGCCAACCAAAAAAGAAAAAGTGCAATATAAACTGAGTCAATATTATTTGAACAACAGAGAGATTTTTGTTAATTTCATCAATTCTCTCTTTCAACCTTATCGAGAAGAGGCACAAGATGAATCCGAAGATATTTCGTGTGATTCTTTACGTGCTAGTCACAGTAAGGAATTCACATTATTGACACATCAACGGTTGGTACGAGACTATTTAAATTTATATACTCCTTATCGAGGATTGTTTTTGTATCATAGTTTGGGTTCTGGAAAAACCGCCACATCCATAGCGATTGCCGAAGGAATGAAGGATGCCAAAAAAATCATCGTCATGACACCTGCTTCTTTGGAAGCCAATTACCGTGTTGAATTAAAAAAATTCGGCGACCCAATGTACAAGACAAATCAATGCTGGGAATGGTTCAGCACAAGAACAAAAATAGATACTATCGATACATTGTCTGCTGTTTTACAACTACCTGTAGAATATATCAAAAAAAAAGGCGGTGCTTGGCTAGTAAATGTAAGCAAACCAGCAAATTGTACCTCTGGTAAACGTGGTTCAAAAAAGGCTGCTACCGCTGCTTTGGAAGGAGAAGACGATTCCTTATCACAAGAAGATATGGATAGTTTGAATGACCAAATTGATAAAATGATTGAAACCAAATACGAATTTATTCATTACAATGGTTTGAGGAGAGATATGCTACGAAAAAGAACAAATAATTTCAAGGAAAATATATTCGACAATACCGTAGTGATTATTGATGAAGCGCATAATTTCATTAGTAGAATTGTGAATAAAATAGAAAAGGAACGGGAAATTCCTTTGGACAAAGAAGGCAAGAGAGAACGTGTAAATATATCCATTTCTCTTATTTTATATGAAATGTTGTTGCGTGCAGATAATTGTAAAATCGTGTTACTGACAGGAACACCGATTGTCAATTATCCCAATGAAATTGGGATCTTGTTTAATATTCTACGTGGTTATATCAAGACATGGGAAATTCCATTGGATACAACAGGCACAGGAGAGAAAATAGACAAGGAACGATTAGAACAAATATTTCAACGAGAGAGAGAAATGGATTTTATTGATTATTCTTCTTCTAGTAAAATACTTACAATTATACGTAATCCATTCGGTTTTGAAACCGTTATTTCACAAGGAAAATACAAAGGGGTTTCGAAAAATGTTGATGAACGCGGTATATTGTCAGACAGAGAATTCGAAGGACGTATACTACGTTTACTTCGAGAGAACAAAATAGAAGCTGTTCCTTCCGCAATGCGTATTCATATGTTCAAAGCATTACCAGATAGATTAGAAGAGTTTTCCAAGTGGTTTATAGAAGATTCAGAAGATAAAACAGTAACCATACATATTAAAAATGAAGAATTGTTTAAACGTCGTATTATGGGATTGACATCTTATTTCCGCAGTGCACAAGAAAAATTGCTTCCTCGTTATGAAAAAATATCGGATTTTCATGTTATCAAAATACCAATGAGTGATGAACAATTTGCTTCTTATGAAGCTGCTCGTGTGGAAGAGAGAAAGCAAGAAAAGGGAAACAAAGGTAAAACAAATGCAAATGGTATTTTTAAAGAGACATCGTCAACATATCGTATTTTTTCTAGATTGTTTTGTAATTTTGTGATGCCAAAGCAAATTGGAAGACCTATGCCAAAAGAAGAAATGGCTGAATTGGAAATAGAAAAGGGTGATATGGATGGTGGAGGACGAAAAAAGAAAATCATAATAGAAACAGAAACGGAATCAGAAAGGGAAACGGAAATAGAAAAGACAAAGAAAAAGGAAGCAATCGTGTTTACTCCTTTGCCGCCTTTGTCAACAGATGAAGAAGAGGAAGCCGAAGGTGACGAAATCATTGATAAAATGGGTGATACTACTTATGAAAAACGCATTCAAGCTGCGTTGCAAAAGTTAAAAGAAAACGCACAAGAATATTTATCTCCCGAAGGTTTGGAAACATACAGCCCTAAATTTTTGACTATGCTCGAAAATATTCAAGATGGTGATCACGCAGGGTTGCATATGGTATATAGTCAATTTCGAACAATGGAAGGAATTGGAATTTTAAAAATGGTATTGGAAACCAATGGGTTCACGGAATTCAGAATAAAAAAGGACAGCAACGGAGTATGGAAAATCGATATCCCGAAAGAAAAACGTGGTCTTCCTACTTTTGCCTTGTACACAGGAACAGAGACGTCAGAGGAAAAGGAAATTATACGCAAGATATACAATGGTTCCTGGGAAGAATTAAGTCCTTCATTGACAAACGAATTACAAAGTATAGCCAGAAACAACCAAATGGGTGAAGTTATCAAGGTATTTATGATTACAGCTTCCGGTTCCGAAGGTATCAATCTGCGCAACACGAGATATGTTCATATTATGGAGCCATATTGGCATCCTGTACGTATTGAGCAAGTGGTTGGTAGAGCGCGTCGAATTTGTAGTCATACGGATCTACCCAAAGAATTGCAGACGGTAGAAGTATTTTTATATTTGATGACGTTTCGTTCAGAGCAAATTAAAAGTGATTTATCGATAGAATTGAAGAAAATGGATTTAAGTAAGCGAGAATATGTATTAGGGCAAGAAACGAGAAAGCAAAAAATTCCATTGACGAGTGATGAAGCTTTGTATGAAATATCGACAATCAAGGAAGATTTAAACAACCAATTGATTATGGCGGTAAAGGAAGCATCGATTGATTGTTCTGTTTATAAAAAACGTGGTGTCAAGGGAGAAAATCTACGTTGTCTTTCGTTTGGAGATGCACGTTCCTCTGCTATGTCGTTTCAACCATCGATACAAAAAGACCAACCAGATACAATGCGCAAATTGAACAAAAAGGTTGTTGAACAGCGTGACAAAGAAGTAACTATTCACGGAAAAACATATGTATATAGACAAATCAGTCCAACAGTAGCCAATGTTTATGATTACGACAGCTATCAAAATGCATTAGAGACCGAGGGAGAAGAACCTGTTCTTGTTGGCACATTGGAAACAGATACCAAAGGAGCAGTCAAATTCAAACGCCTTTAAATTGTTTTTTTAAACAATAATTAAAGGAATATAAATAGACTCCGGTTGTCCTCCGGTTGTCCTCCGGTTGTCCTCCGGTTGTCCTCCGGTTGTCCTCCGGTTGTCTTTAAATAAAGGGATATAAATATTATATTATATAAATAGTTTTATAATATAAAGAACCAACCTACTCCGCATTCCGAACATTTTTTGTAAAAACAAAGAAAAACACTAAAAACAATAATTGTGTTGATTTTCTTATTTCTTTGTATTTTTGAAAATGTTTCCGTTTACTTTCATTGTCCAATACAGCAAAAGAAGACGTATTTATTTTCCTTTGACTAAATTGAAATCCAAGAAGGAGAGAAACAGTCAATAGGAATAGATCGATATCCACATTATCACCTGATAAATTATCATAAATTATTTCGTTGGTTTCTAGCAAGAAGGATTCCATACGTACCAATTCATTATGTAATGTTTTCAATAAACTAGATAATATAGCATCAGCAATAAATGTATTTTCTATACTTTTGTTTATCACAATAGTCTCTCTTTTCTCTTTAAAAATAGGTTCATTTGAAGGATAACAAAATGTAACTTCTTGTGGTCTTATAAATTCCCATTCCACTTCTCCACTATCCCACGATATGTCTTCATATAAAGCATCGTTTTCCGAAACGAATAAATTTGTTTTAAACTTGATTGGCGATTGTGATATAAAAGAATCGGTAAATGGAAATAATATACAAAAATATAAAAAGAAAGTGATTGTCATATTACTATACCATATTATTTTTCTATTTCTATATTCAATTTTATTAGATTAAATTGCAAAATAATACATCTTATCTAATTTTATATAATAGATATACACCATAATAATAAGATACAATACATATATACATAAATATAATAATAAAAAAGGTATACATCATTTTTGTCAAAGGTTTCACTTGTATTACATAACCCAATAAATGATAATTCAATAAAAATACCGACGCAATATAATACTTGCACGAAGAATAAAAAGGAAATTCCCAAAGCAATCCATAAAAAAAACCCATAAAAGTAGTCGGATCAGTTCCGATTGCTTCCGTATATCTTGCAATACGATAATAAACTATATAAAAGAAAGAAACAAACTGCAAATACTCTTTTGAACAAGTATCATCCACACAAACAATATAATGCATTTTCAATAATATTCTAGGATTTTCATCATTACCTGTTTTTTCAACACGATGTATAGTTCGATCAAAATCGAAAACCATATAATCACCCTTGTTCATTTTATGTTTCATATTGAAATGAATGAAATGCGTTGTCACATCTGTATTATTATCAGTGACTCCTACAATAATGCGATACAAATTGACGTATTTAAAATTAAATAAAATACAATCACGATGAGGAATAAGATTGGCAGCTGCACCATATAAATTTGTTTTTTCAAAATTTGGTTTTGGATTGGAATAATATATTTCATTCATTTCAATCACGTTTGAATATATACATTTGTTTTCACAAAGACGATTCCAAAACAAATGATATTGTATTATATCAAAATTTTGTTTCATCGAACCTTGTAATTCGGTATAATACGTGTGAAATGTAGTACTCGATTTATAAGGAATGATATCATAATATTCTTTAGATATATTATCCAAAGTAGTATTTAATTCATAAGGAATTGTACCAATACCTATATTTCCTTCTATACCATCACGATATGTAAAAAAAGGTGTATGAGAAATTGTTTTTTGTATATTCCATAATAAAAAAAATAGAATAATAATCATTGGATTACTATTATAATAGAAACATTATTCACTATTTTACTGTAGTAGTTTCAGTAATTTTTTCCAATAATTGCTTTATATATTGATTTTCTTGTTGAAGAATATCAAGTTGTTGCAATATATAATCGAGTTTTCTATTATCATCGCCACTAACTTTTGGATGTTTTTCTTGTGTAAGTGGTTTTAATTTTGAAAAGATAGAATCCGATGGTATTGAATCAGACCAAGAAACATGTGATTCTTGAGAGAGAGGAATAGCATCAATAGAAATCTCATTTTCTTCACCAATTTGAATAAATTTTACCTGGGGGACATTGTACTTGGTAATAGGGTTAGCGGAAATTTTTTTGTTTTTCTTTGTATTTAATGATGTTTCTTGTGTTTGTAGAAATTGTTGCAATTCTTCTTTGTTACTAATAGGATGAATTTGTTCTAAATCATATTTTCTCTCTTGCATTATTTTTGCTAATAAATTTTCCATTCCTTCAATAGGTTTATCCTTTGTTTCACTAAATTGTGGGGTTTCAGGTATAGGTATATTGAATGAATGAGAGAAATCGTCCTCCTTTTCTTTCCATTTTTTTTCAAAATTCTGTAATCTCTCTACTTTGAATTCTTCTGCCTTGATAAAATTTTTTTCTGGAACCTTGTTTTCCTTAATAAAATAAACAATAAATTGTTTATTCATATCCCTCAAATTTGAAAAACGTTTCTCTCTTCTCTCTTCATCATAGAATTCACTCATACATTTTAAAAATTTTCTTTGTAATTGTGAATTATCTACATCACCACTTCGTAACTGCAAATCTGTGTCACTAATAACATCCCATAAGGTTCGCTTATTTTTTTCACCGATAAATACTTCCATTTTAAAAGTTCTATTTATTAACGACGACGTTTTGTCTTTAAACCCTTTTTTTGTTTCATTCCTTTTCTACGTCCTCCTCTTGTGTTTCCTTTTTTTGTTTCTGCTTTTGCTGCTTTTGCTTTTGCTGCTTTTGCTTTTGCTGCTTTTTCTTCTGCTGCTTTTGCTTCTGCTGCTTTTGCTTCTGCTGCTTTTGCTTCTGCTTTCTTCCGTAATTCTAATTTTTCACTAAATGTAAGTATATCCGGGTTAATTTTGTCGTCTTTTTTATTTGGTTCATCTTTTTCATTTGGAATAACGTTATTCAAACCAGCTTTTGTTTCACTTAAAAGTCTCTCTTGTTCTGCACGTTTTTCTGCATCTGTTTTTTCTCTCTGTGGAAGAGTACCTTTTTTTATATTTAAATTTGGGGTCTTCTGAATCACAGGAGAGAATTTGTCTACATTTATTAAACTTTTTAGTGGTGTTGAACCAATTCTTCCTTTTAATGTAGGTCCCTTAGTTATGTCTTGTATTGTTGGATCATTATTTTCCTCATATTCTTGGACATTACCATTTTCTTGGACATTACCATTTTCTTGGACATTACCATTTTCTTGGACATTACCATTTTCTTGGACATTACCATTTCCTTGGACACTAGTTATCATATTTAGCAAATCCATACTAATATCATCTCGTTGATTCCCAGTTGTAGATGATGTAATATCTTGTTTTTCAATAATTGGGATTTCTTCATCCTCTGGTATACTTTCTCCTTCTTGTATCCAATTTCGTCTTTTAAATTTCAAAAGCTTAGTTTTCAATAAAAATAAATAATTGCGCAATAATTTTTCTTGCGATGCCTTTGAAAAATGACCCAAACGAATCATATGCTCCATTGTAATATCAATCACCTCTTCTATGTCTGATACATTGTTCAACATTATGATGAATTTTATAATGTCTTGTAAACTAGCTCTTTCATTTTCGTCTTTTATTTCACTATTTTCACCACCAATTTCAATAGAATATGTTTTCAATGCATCATTGAATGCATCATTTTTTTTTGGGGTTACATCTATATCAGCAAAATGTTTTTCTGCTTGTTTCAATAATTTATTTTTAATAGTTTCATACGATACCTTTCCGTTATTACTCATATATAATAACAACATACTAATTTGGCATCGGTATTACAATTCAGGATTAAAATAAACCTTCCGAAATTTTTCCATATACTTGTCCTTAAGTATATGTGTTTTCAAATAATGATCTGTAATTTTATCTTCCAACATATGTACGATAAAGAAAATACCATAAATACCACATTCTGTATTTCCATATTGATGTTCTACAGGATAATTTTGGTCAAATGAAAAATGAATAGGTGTTGGTAATTTTGTACCCTGATCAATGACATCTTCCACAAATTTCATAATTTGTTTGGGTATTTCTTCACCTGCACTATCGAAAAAGAAAATCTTTCCTTTTTTAGAATTAATAAAGAGAGAAACCCAATGACTACCTGGTTTGTAATGAGGATCTAAATTAAATATAATTCCAAATTTGAATTTTTTAGATTCTATCTCTCGTTTCAAATTAAAATTACATAATTCATCCCAAACACATTCACCATCCACTTCGTGTGTATCATAATCAATAGGAGAAGGACCAATAAAATCAAAACAAGAATAAGCATCTTCATATTGTTTCATTACATTGATAATATCAATACTTGTCAACCACTCATTTGGGTTTTTTTTCCATTCTTCTGGTGATTTAGGAGCAAAAGAAGTTTTTAATTCGTGATTCAGTTTTCCTTCTACAAAATTTTGACGCAACCAACAAGATTCCTTGTTACAAACACCTCTCATATTTTTTTCCATCGTTTTCCATATTTCTTTGGGATGATGAGAATGAATCGGGACATCAGGATGTCGTGTATTCCATAAATGCTTCAATTTTAATATAGCTTCATCTGAAAGACACGAATATTTATTTTCACCCTTTTTTGTAGGACTACATTGAAGTTTTACGGTTTTATTAGAATGTTTTCTATCACCCCCCTTTTTTTTATGTCTCCTTTTTGTCTTTTTTTTATATTTTTGAATCTTGGTTTTCTGCTTCATAAATATGGTTAATATTTTTCTTTTTACCAATTCCTTTATTCTTCAATAATGGGTCTGTTAAATGAACATGTCTTTGTTGTGGAACAACAAAGGTTGGTTTTTTTTTCACAATTCGTTTTACAAACGTATCGAGCAAAGTAACCCGTTTCATTGGTTGCATCATTATTGTATCTGTTTTCAAATGATCATATGGGTCAATCGGACAATTATCTAAAGCAATATCTAAAGCAATATTATCATATTCCTCTTGAAGAATATCTCTCTTGTCAATTTGTTTAAAATATTGAATACACGTTTTTGAAAAATGTTCAAACGCGAAAAGTATATCATTGTTATATTGTGGTTGGGTCTGAGTTTCTTCTACCTTACACAAGTCTCTCACTATTTCAACAATCCGTTTTTTATAAAACTTCTTGTCTTTTTTATGACGATGAATTGCCTTTTCACCCAAAACACCAGATTTATATCTCTCATATTGTTGCTTGTTCATTAGATATTCCATTGTAATGAGAGAAATGAAATCCATATCTTCATCTTTTTCTTTTTCCTCTACATTTTCTAGACCCTTTTCCCTTTTCTTACCTCTTTCTTCTTGAATTGTAGGTAAACTCGGAATTATGTTTGTTTTGTGTTTATGAATCCCCTTATTTTCTTGCATTATTATAATCATGTTTTTATAATAATGTTATTTATACGGTATTATTACACTGTTTATAAGCTTGATTCACATTTTTCACCATCGTTTTTTTCTCTTCTTGAGAATATTTATCATTCAAAAGAACTTCACGATACAAGAGAGCTATATTGTTTTCAGGATGCAATGATTCAACAATCAAATTGTTAACCAACATCTTTTCATGTTGCTCCATTAAAACATTATACAGAATTTCTCCATCATATTTAACACGGGATACACCAGGTATACCCTTTTCAAAAAATTCAATGGCAGGAAGCATTCTTCCTTTGTAAAAAATACAATGTGTATGTGACATTATTGTGGCTTTTAAAGGTACATTAGATCCAAGTGAATTTTTTTCTATTCGAATAAGAAATTTATAAGGAGATACACTTTTCGTTATAGCGACAATCTTCTTATTGCGAATCGTATGAATAGATGGATCTATATCTTGAATAGAAATGATTCCTTGATCGGTTACAATCGGTGTTCCAGAAGGAAAACAAATAACTGAAATAGGAATATCATATAATTCATTATCCCAACCATTTGTATTAGTTGTTACGTTGATATTATTCACATTTGTTTCTGAAAATGCTGTAACATCTATATTTGGTTTATTCCCTAAAAAGAGAACTTTTGTTAAATTCATATTCCCTGAAAAAGCATTATTTCCAATACTTGTGACTCTTGGAGGAATAATAATAGAAGTAATATTATTATATGAAAAAGTATAATTTTTTATAGTAGTCAAGGAGTAAGGTAAGATTACCTTATGGATATTATTATATGCAAATGTTCCAGAATCTATTATTTGTATACCATCACTCAGTATCAAATTGTCTATATTCAAACACATATTAAAGAATGTATTATTTAGTATTTCAAGCACATTATAAGATGAACCTTGGTAAGAAAATTCTCCAGGAATGGTAAGGTCTTGTAGTATTACATAAGGGTTTGTATACAAACCAAAAGCAGTAGGAGTCAAACCGACAATAAAGGCACTGCTGTTGTTTTCATTCAAGAAAAACACAAAAGTACCATCATTCCTAGGTATACCTACTGGAATGTATCTGTCCCCAAAACGCATAGATGGCCAAGAAGCAGATAACTCCGATGAAATAAAAATGGCACAGTTGGGATTATTATCAAAACAATTGGGATTAAACTGACTACTATATTGACAATGCATAGTCACGTTTTGAATATAATTTCTACCAAAAGCATACTGCCCAATGCTTTGCAAAGATGGAGGAAGAATAATATATCGGATAATATTCTCTGCAAAAGTATTGGACCCTATATTTACTATACCATCGTGTAATGTCAATGTCTTTATATTCAAACCTTTATTATGAAATACTTCATTATGAATATTTTTAACAGTGTAAGGAATATCATCATAAGCAATAGTTGATGGGATATCAAAGTCTTTTTGTATATTAGGGTCTGAATATTTACTCAATCCAGTAGAAGTGAATCTAGTGATAACTGCATTAGCATCATTGTCTAAAGAAAACATAAAATCGCCATCGTTGGATAGAATTCCAAAAGGAGCACCTTGTTGTCCAAAGGCAAAGGTGTTGTTGTTATATGCATACCAACGTGCATTTATAGAAGGCGATATTAAAATAACACAATACGGGTTTCCATTAAAACAAGTAAAATGAAAATCCGCACTGTAATTACATTGCATTGTAACTGTTTTAATTTCATTTGCACCAAAAGCATCATAACCGATTTTAGTCAAAGAGTGAGGAAGAGTCACATTTTGAATAATATTACCATAAAATGCAAGATCACCAATTCTTTTTATACCATCACTCAGTATCAATTTGATGATATTTAAACCTATATTAAAGAATGTACTATTATCAATTTCAATAATATTATAAATATTATCACTGTAAGTAAGAGTCGACGGAATAGTAAGAATAGAACTACTTTTAATTGTATCCAATCCACCAGAAGTGATTCCACTAATAATCACATCATTATTTTCAATAATATTAAATAAAAAAATATTATCGTCACTAACACACGACATTATTAATATATTACTAATATATTATAATTTTTTAAAAAATATATAATCTTATTAGGTATTATGCGTTGTCATATCTTTCATTTGCTGTCTCGTACAATTATGAAACAATCCTGTTCCAATTTTCTCAGGATTAGGGTCAAACATATCGTATTTTTCTTTTTGGAATAACAGGGAAAAGGGTTGAATATCCTTTCCTGTTTCTTCTGGTTTAAAACGATAGGTATACAAATCACTGTGAACTTGAGGGACATAAACAGCTTGGCTGGATTTTTGTAATGCAAATACTTGATTTCTTAATTCAGATTCCATATTGATTGAAGAAGCATAACCAGACCAAGGTCCTACACTAGTATTGGTCGGATAAAAAACATTTTTTGTATTATAATCTGGATATTGTCGCAAAGGAACAGAACTATTTGATCGGGGATCAACAATAGGTAATAACGAATATTTTGTCATTACAGGACGTACATTCAAATAAGGCTGTAAAGGTTGAGAAGGTATATTTCTTTTATACATTTTTTCATTCATTGCTATATGATGTTGTGATTTAGTTTTTTCCATTGGATTGTTATATTTCAACTATATTTTTTTTTAAAAGAAAAGTTTTGCATATTTCTTTCTATAAGGATTTAAAGATTCTTCTATACAAATAATAGTAGTATGTGCGGTATTTTTTCTTTACTGAATTACAGTGAAAAAATTCCATATTCTATAGCAGAAGAAGAATTTATGCGAGGTAAAAGAAGGGGTTCTGAATTTTCAAAACTTACTAAAGTATCATCGGATTGTTTGTTTGGATTTCATAGATTTGCAATCAACAACGAATCAAATCAACCTCTTCAATATAAACATTTGACATTGATATGCAATGGTGAGATTTACAATCATAAAGAATTATATCATTTGCTTGGAATGACACCTACTACGGATTCAAACTGTGAAGTGATATTACCTTTATTCGAAAAATATGGTATAGACGAAACATTGCAAATGATAGATGGTGTTTTTTCTTTTATATTATGTGATTATAATATACATAAAGAAGGTATTCATTTATATATAGTGCGAGACCCGTATGGTGTTCGTCCTTTGTATCAAATGATATCCAAAAGAAATGAAAAATATGATCTATATGGTTTTGCGTCGGAAATGAAAATGTTGATAGATATTCAGTCATTTGCGAATAATATGAAAGAAAATTATACGATTTATCCTTTTCCACCTGGTCATTATCAGACATTTTTCCATCCATTTCAACTATCTTCTTCATGGCAAAGAGAGAAAGAAGTAAAATATCATTCTTTTGGTTTTACAAGTATATTATCGAGTGAGAGACAAACTGAAAAGGAAGTATTACAAAAGATACGATACAGTTTTATGGATGCGATAAAGAAACGTGTTTTAAATACAGACAGACCTATTGCCTGTTTGCTTTCAGGAGGTTTGGATAGTAGTCTAGTAACCGCACTTGTCAATGAATTTCGTGATTATGAAAAAGGATATCCATTAGAAACTTATACTATAGGTTTACAGGGGTCGGAAGATATAAAATATGCAAAAAAGGTGGCGGATTATTTGGGGACAAAACACACAGAAATTATTATATCAGAAACGGAATATTTAAATGCGATATCGGAAGTAATAGAGGCAATTGAAAGTTATGATACAACAACAGTGCGTGCCAGTGTAGGTAATTATTTGGTGTCCAAATGGATTGCGAAAAACAGTGATGCCAACGTTATATTCAATGGAGATGGTTCAGATGAACTATGTGGTGGTTATTTATATATGCATAAAGCGCCAGATGCATTGACATTTGATGTAGAAACACGGCGTCTTTTGACAGATATTCATTTATTCGATGTATTACGGTCAGACAAATCCATTTCTTCCCACGGTCTGAAACCGAGAACACCCTTTTTGGACCGTTCATTTGTACAAACGTATTTGAGTATTCATCCTTCTTTGCGGTATCATCCTGGTAGAAAACAATGTGAAAAATATTTATTACGTAAAGCATTTAGTTCGGAATTCATTTTGAATCAAAAGGGTATGCCTTTGTTACCGGATGAAATTTTATGGAGGCAAAAAGAGGCATTCAGTGATGGTATAATGGTGAAACAAAAGACAATAGAAGATTATGCGCAAACAATTGCACAATTTTCCGAAAAAGATACTGTTTTATTAAAAGAAGGCGATACATATGAAAAATGGTATTATCGAACAGTGTTTGCGTCGTTTTATCCGAAAATGGAACACGTTGTGCCATATTTTTGGATGCCACGTTTTGTAGAAGCGCAAGATGCCAGTGCACGTACTTTGTCTTTTTACAATAAAGATGTATAAAAGATATATGTAAATATATATAAAAATAAGAAACGATATATTATAACAATGAGTGTACGGTTGATAAGCTATTCCCAAGGTATTTGTCCAGTGATAAAAGGACATGTGGTTAATATAGAAACGAATTTTGCGATTTCAAGTGCGGTGGATGAAACACACGGTAATTTACAGGATTTGATTGCTTATTGTGCACGTGTTTCCAATCCATCAAACCAACATAATACAGAAACAAATGAAAAATTAATTCGTTATTTGATAAAGAATCAACATTGGTCACCGTTAGAAATGGTTCATATTTGTTTAGAAATAGAGACGACACGAGATATTGCTCGACAGATTCTGCGTCATCGTTCCTTTTCATTTCAAGAATTTTCACAACGATATGCTATAGTAGAAAATGTAGTAAAAGGAGAAGATATTGTAAAAAGAGAGGCACGATTACAAGATGTAAAAAATCGTCAAAATAGTCTAGAAACAGATGATACAATATTACAAAAGGAATGGGATAAAAGGCAAGAAGCTGTTCTTGAAAAAACAAAAGAGGTATATCAATGGGCATTAGAGCAAGGAATTGCAAAGGAACAAGCCCGTGTAGTTTTACCGGAAGGTCTTACAACATCACGTATGTATATGAGTGGTTCGTTACGTTCGTGGGTGCATTATATTCAATTACGTTCTGGAAATGGAACACAAAAGGAACATAGGGCAGTTGCTGTGGCATGTGCCGAAACGATTGCGACGATATTTCCTATGATTCGAGAATTTTGTCAATAATTTACTTTTAGCTTTGTTCGGAACGCATCTAAATATATAAAAACGATTAAATAAAAATAAATATATATATTACAATGAATATAGTCAAAAGAATAAAAAATTTTTATAAATATAACAATTATGGATTTTTAATAGTCAATTATATTGCGTTTGCATTATATTTTATTACTATTTTTGTTGCAGTCTCTGGTTATCCTTCACGTGCACCTGAATATTTAGATACGGTTGATTTCTATCTTCGCGTTTATATTGGTATTTTTTTATTATGGCGTTTCAGTGGTTCAGGTATTATTCAATGTAATAATTTAGACAAACAAATGGCATTTTCTGCGGGTTGTTTTATTATTTTTATCACAATTGTAAATAATGTCGTTAAGGATTATTGTAGCAAATTAAACATTCGTATAACGGAAGAGAGAGAGAAAAGGGAAAAAGAAAAAGAGCAACAAAACAGCGTCCAATAAAAAAAATTATCTAGACAAATGATCCAATGCAGTCAATAAAACCTTTTCTTGTAATGACATTTTTTGAAACAAAAGACATTCATCCATTTTCATTTGTGCGAAACGATTGTTGAAATTTTTATACAAGAAATGGACACCATCTTCTTTAATTTTAAATTCACAAAAAATGGCTGTTGTTGTTAAAAATATATTGTCTGGGTCTGTTATTGGAATCCAACGTATAAATGAACCATATGTCAATTCATTCATACCATCTACATAACGATATTCTTTCAATTTCTTCGTAATAGTATGTTTTTCTTCTTGTGTTAAATGTAATTGACTTAAAATGTCTTCTTTCATATGTTTTATTTTTTTGTTTGTTAATTCCAATAAATGTGTATTTTGTTCATTGTCTAATGCTTTTAGTAAAGTATCCACATCCATTTATTATTTTATAAATAAGTATAAATAAATATATCTATATATATTTATATAAATATAACAATGGTAATTACATTATTATTTTCTTTTTTATTTTGTGTTGCAAATGGATTTAAAAATTCATTTATAAAGCAACACATTATCACAAAAGGCGTTTTGTTTTCATCTATTGACGATAAAAAAGACAATCACCATTTACATTGGTATGTGGTGGCAGAAGCCGACGAAATAAAAATAAATCAATTATACGAGACAACTATTTGGGGGAAACAATATGTATATTGGAAGGATATAAAGGGAAATTACAATGCTTTGGATAATTTTTGCAACCATAGAGGAGCTGCTTTATCTCGGGGTGTTTTAACCAAAAATAATTGTGTTGTATGTCCTTATCACGGTTATGAATTTAACAAGGAAGGAGAGTTGACCACAGTGCCTGGATTGCAATTTACACCTTCACCATGTAAAAACCAAGCTAGTTTTCCTATGGTAGAAAAGGGTGGTTGGTTGTATTTACATACATGTGACAGACATCATACAAATGATGCAAGTCATAATGATATTTTTCAAGAAGAAGAATCAAAAAATAATACCTTTACGAGTATTCGTTTTCACAAAGATTTCAAGGCGTATGGACGGATTGTAAGTGAAAATTCTTTGGATGTTATGCATATTGGATTTGTGCATACTTTTGGGAATCGTGTAAAACCGAGCCCCACACAAGAAATACCTCCATATAAAGTAGGTGATTATCCTCATCATTACAAAACACGTTATCTATATGAAGCAGGAGACCAATCTATAGCGAAAAAAATATATAAAAAAAAGAATCTAATCATAGAAAACGAATTTGCATTACCACATACAACCGTTGCACGTGTTATTTTTGGAGATTATATAAGTACTGTGGTTACTTTTTCGACGCCACAAAATCTGACACATTCAACTTTGTTTGTGAAGACATATCGTAATTTTATGTACAACAACGTTGTTTATGGAAATGTTTTCTTGTCATTTTTGAATGAAATATATAATTTTATTGGAGATACAATTACAAGTTATTTGATGGAACAAACCGTGATGCAAGACAAGGGTGTAATTGAATATATTCCATTGGAAAAAATGGATGGTACTTTTAATATGAAATTTGATAAATTACAAAATGTATATAGACAATTATATAAAAAACTTATTCATAATTATCTGGATTCGAATATGCAATAATAGAAGAGGTCTATAATATAAAATATTATAAATGCATATATTATACTAAATAGAACATAATATTTTTATTATATTCTATTGTTATCATTCTTCGTAGTATTGTTACTAAAATCCTCCTCCGAATGCGGATCCGAATCCACCACCAAATTCATTAGCGGCAACAGGACCTGCTAGTTCCCCTTGATTTTGGAAAGATTCGTTGTAATTGGGAGGAGAAATGGTAGGCTGCTGTTGCTGTTGCTGTTGCTGCTGCACAGGTAATTGATTAATAGGGGTAGAATCTGTGTATAAAGATTGTGTAATGGCACTATTAGGTGTCATCATAGTAGATGGTTGTTGCCCAGAAATAGGTTGACTTATACGAACATTTCCTTGCCCGGAAGAAGTCTTCTTTTTCTTTTTATCATCAGTTAAATAAGAAGTACCATTCCATAATTCACCTATACGATCACATAAAAGGCTGACTTTTTCTCCCAATTTTGTTTGAAGACTCATTGTAATCAGTAGAACTGCCAATATAATAGTAATAACACTGAAATCAGGATACTTGACGCCACTATACGTAGGAACATATGTAATAATACGATGAATCAATAAAATACCCAAAAATATGACCAAAACTTGAATAATGATTTCTGCTAAAATTTCAAAGCTTCCCTTTTCTTCATCGGCTTCAGGAACATATTTTTGGCTAAGTTTGTTCAAAATAACAATGGGAATAATTGACAATATAGCATATTGGATAATATTCAATATGTCCGTTTTAGAATCTTCCTCAAAATTAAAAACATGTTTAAAAAAACCGATTTTTGATGATATTTTTTTAGTTGTTTCATCCAAACTTTCCATATGTTCTATAGGAAGAAATAAATAAAACGAGAAACATAAATATTCCTTTAGCGCGTTGTAGCATATGTTTTCTTTTCGAATAGAATACTATTATGAGTGGAAGTAGAGCAATTGCTGCTGCTATTAACAGAAGAACCAATGCGCCTAGCGCGGGTTTTCAAACCAACAATGCGCAACAACAGGCTTCTTCTCGTCAGAGAGAACCTACAAGAAATACAAGAAATGTAGAAAGAGGTATGCAGCAACCTGTTGCGGAACCAAAAACATATCCCAAATTATCAGTGTCAGATGCTATCGCATTGACAACCATTCGTTTGGGTCGCGTTGAAAATTTTATCAATGCTTTACCACCTTTGGAGCAAATAGGTATTCAAAGAACAGAAGAAAATGTTTCTTCTCTCAATGAAAATATCAAGATTGTGGATGAAGCCGTATTCAAAAGTATTGTTCTGCGTTTGGATAAAGTAGAATCGAAAATAGAAGAAATTTACAAGCATATAAAAGAAAACAATATATCGCAAAATATTTTATTGGATACACATATCGTTGATATAAAGTTACATATGGAGGATATGTTTGCAAAGCAAAGCGAAATAATTGCGAGACATGAAGATCTATTTAAAAAACAACAAGAAACAATTGTTAATGAAGAAGGAGTGGGAGAGAAAGAAGAGGATGAAGTAAAAGACGAAAAAAATAGAATAAAGGAAGAAGATGAGGTAAAAGACGAAATAAATAGAATAAAAGAAGAGGAAGCAAAGGAGAAAGAAGTACCGACGCAAAAAGGCAGCAAGCGTAAAATATCAATCGATACAAACATCGATGAAAAAATCTTACCGTTGAAATAAATACTATAAAGGGGACTTAAAGAACTATCTATGAAATAGATTAAGAAATGTATGGTGATGTTGTTATTGTTATTGTTATTGTTGTTGCTCTTGCTATTATTGTTGTTTTTGTTGATTATCAAAGAACCGTTGTTACTGTTGAAAATTTAATTCCTGAAGAAGATGCTAGGACAGGCGATGGGGCTGTGTGAAGACCGACTCGAGAGAGAGAGAGCAAGACAATTGTCCTATAAAGAGGACTTAAAGAACTGCCTATAAAATAGAATAAGAAATGCATATTCTATTTTATTTTATTATGATCAATAGTGTTTACACGTTAACAACAAGATGGGTAAAAAGTGTTAATAGTAAAAGACATATGAATAATATACCTATTCTATGGAATGAAGGAGAAGTTAGTTGGGATATTCCTTCAGATGAACCATATATTTCATTATCATTGAATGTAACAGAAAAGGGTATTCAATATATGTAAAAAAATTGATTTTATTAATATCATTTTAAATAAAATAAACAATAAGAATGAAATGTATTTTGGAAGATAAAGAAAAGAAGCAATTATTTGTGGCTATTTTTGAATTATTAAAGGGAACAACTGGTATTCTGAATCTTCATTTTAAAGATGATGAATTGTACATCCAAGGTATGGATCGTTCTCATGTTTGTTTGTTTGATATTTCTATTAAAAAAGAATGGTTTTCAACATACGAGGTAAATAGTTCAGACGCAAAACGTATTTGTATCCATACACCGACTCTGTTTTCAATATTGTCTTCTGCTAATGATGCACATACATTTGTAATTTATTACGAAGAATCACCAGACCATTTATTTGTAGATTTGATTGCTGAAGAAGAATCTAATAAAAACAAGGATATTTCCAAGAGAGAATTCAGTCGTTTTTATAAAATTCCATTGATGGAAGATGATTATAATTATCTAGAAATTCCACAAAGAGAATATGATGTTGAATTTTCTTTACCGGCGAAAAAAATCAATGAAATTATTACTAAAATGGGGTTGTTTGGTGAAAGTTTGGAATTTAGATGTAATGAAGAGCGAATTGATTTATTAAGCAGTGGTATATCAGGAGAAATGAAAGTGATGATTCCATTGGAAGATATTACTGAATGCAGTGTTGTTGAAGGAGAGGATATCGCAGGTAATTTTCATTTAGGCTTTTTACAAAAAATTTGTTTGACTACAAAATTGTCAGAAGAAATACAATTTTCAATTAGTGAAGGACACCCTATGAAAATAAAATATCCATTACAAGCAAATAGTCATATTACATTCTTTCTTGCTCCCAAGATAGAATAAACCATTCTTTATAACGAGAAAACACGTTTAAATATAAAAAGAACAATCTTTTTTTTTTATAATCATATGTTTGAATTGCTTATAGGAATATTTATATTTTGTATCATATTGTTTTTGTATCTGCATATTTATTATCATTTAAAAACGAGTAATGATTTAGAAATTTTTGAAATCGATGAACCTTCCAAGGATAAAATGGAAGAAATATGTGATTTAAGACAACCTGTTTTGTTTGATTTTCCCAATGAAAATATAATAGAAAAAACCAACAAAACAACTATTTCACAACAATTTTATGCATTTGATGTTAAAATAAGAAATACACTCGACAATAAGAGTGATACATCCGAATTATATGTTCCTTTCCCATTAAAACGTGCCAATCAATTGTTTCAAGAAGATAAAGAGTCGCGATATTATTCTGAAAATAATCACGATTTTTTACTCGAAACAGGAGTCATTAAACAATTTCAATATAATGATGCATTTTTACGTCCCTATTTTGTATCCAATTGTTTCTATGATATTCTTTTAGGTTCAGAAGGAGTAAAAACACCATTCCGTTATGAACTCAATTACAGAAATTTTTATGTAGTAACAGAAGGTGAAATACAAATTAAAATGGCACCTCCTACTTGTGCACGATATTTGCATACATTGTATGATTATGATAATTTTGAATATACATCACTTGTAAATATATGGGCACCACAAGAAATATATAAATCAGATATAGACAAAATAAAATGTTTGGAAATCACTGTTCGAAAAGGGCAAACCTTGTTTATTCCTGCCTATTGGTGGTATAGCATATCCTTTTCAAAGGACAGTTCTATTTCGTGCTTTCGATACCGAACATTTATGAATACAATATCAATTATTCCTCATATAGGAATGTATATTTTACAACATCAAAATATAAAACGAAATATAACACAAATTGTAAAAGAAGAGACAGTAAAGGAATAAAATAAAAGAAGAGAATAAAATAAAGGAATGAAAATAAAAATGAAAATAAAAATGAATAAAAAATACAGTTATAAATAAGACAAACATTATGAATTACACAGTGATTATACATGATCGAAATTATACCTCGTGGACATATTATGAATTCGATACATTTAAAGAAGTATCATTGCCTTTTATACCATTGGATCATGAACTCTTTTCAAATGATGTATTTACTGTATCAGATTCTCTGGAGAATCTGAAAATTATAAAATCTCCGATTCGCGATTCTGTAAATATACCAGGAATTTTGATACTCAAAAACAATCGAACTTTTGGTCGCGATATAAAAAATCGTCTATTGTATAAATGTATCCCTGACGATATTCGTATTCCGTGTTTCTTGATACCTTTTGAAATAAAGTACATGGGGTTTTCAAAAACAATGGAAAATCGTTATATTACTTTTGATTTCCATCATTGGGACAAGAAACCTCCACACGGTATTATTAACCAAAATATTGGTCCCAATGATAGTTTATCTTCTTATTATGAATATCAATTATATTGTAAAAATTTAAATACGTCTATCCAATCTTTTATAAAGGCTACATCCAAAGCGCTGCAAAAGGCATCGCACGAAGCTTATATAGAGACGATTGAAAATAAATATCATACAATGGAAAATAGAACCGAATGGTCAGTATTTACAATTGACCCAGAAGACAGTGTGGATTTCGATGACGGATTTAGTATACGTTCTCACGATTCATTGATACAAATAAGTATTTATATATCAAATGTTTCTATTTGGCTAGAAACGTTGCATTTATGGGAATCTTTCTCTCAACGTATTGCTACAATTTATTTACCAGATAGAAAACGTCCCATGTTACCATGTATGTTATCTGAAGGTTTATGTAGTTTACAAGCGGGAAACAAACGATTTGCGTTGGCGATGGATATAGATATTGATTCAGATACAATGGAAATAAAAACAATCAATTATAAAAATGTTGTCATCAAGGTACGATGTAATTATAGATATGAAGAATCCAAGTTACTTGCCGACCCAGAATACCAATACTTATTGAAGACAGTTGTATCTTTATCAAAAGAGAATCATTACTTACGTCAGATGAAAGATAGTCACGATGTGGTGGCTTATTTGATGATTTTGATGAATCATAAAACGGCACAAAGAATGAAAACGTACAACAATGGTATTTTCCGTTCTGTTTTATTGAAAAAGGATACTATTATTCCAGAATCAGTACCAGAAGATGTCTCACAATTTCTTAATGTATGGAATAGCAATGCTGCAGAATACATTAATTTAGAAAAAATAAACGAGTCTATTTCTGTAAAGCACGACATTTTGAATATGGAAGCATATATACATATTACTTCACCAATTCGTAGATTAGTCGATTTATTAAACATCATTCAATTGCAACAAAATCTGGGATTGATTGATATAACAGAATCAATGACTACTTTTTACAAAAAATGGACAGACAATTTGGAATATATAAATACCATTATGCGGTCAATACGTCGCGTACAAAATGATTGTGCAATGCTTGCTTTCTGCACAGAACATCCATACGTAATGGAACAGATGTATACAGGTTATGTATTTGATAAATATGCGCGAAATGATTCACTCTTTGAATATGCAGTATTCTTGCCCGAAATGAAAATGGTATCCCGTATTGTCATTCACGATGATTTAAACAATTATGGTTCCTATACATTTCAAATATATTTGTTTGAAAACGAAGAAAAGTTGAAGAAAAAGATACGAGTACAATTGAGATGTCCTTGTAAAGACATTATACAAACACCGCCAAAAAGAGAGATGTTATAATAACAAAGAATGCATTCATCTGCTTCATTGTATGTTTTACAAAAGCCTCGTTTGCGACAAACAATGCTTCTATACAATAAGATAAACGTATTAACATTGAACCTTTGGGTTCTATAATTCGTATCATTCCATATGTAAATATCCAATAAGCTAAAAAACGTATGGAAACATCGTCCCACTCCTTTTTATGGTATAATAAAAGTATATGAGGTGATAATTCGGTTCGAAATAACAGTAAAAAGGCTGATATGATGTCATATATTCCATTTAATTTTACAAAATAGTTTGTCATTATATTGATATAATATTGTAAAAATGATTATATATTGTAAAAATGATTATATATAAAAACAATCTAAAGACCAAAGAAGATATATTAAAATGTTGTTAAACATAGATATTCGAGAGAAAGAATTAATTACTTTATGTGAAAAATATGTTTCCAGTGGTGTAAATCCACGATTTCAAGATATTGTTGTAAAAACGGAAGTATTGGATATTGGCGATGTTGTTCTCTCTACCTCTGAAAGGGAACAATGGATAGTTGAGCGAAAGACAATTGCGGATTTATATTCAAGTATAAAGGATGGACGATATGAAGAACAATCACATCGATTGAATGCATATCCGCTTCCCAATCACAATATAATCTATATTATTGAGGGTAATATAAATGATTGGAAATATAAATCGATTGACAAAACAACCATTTATTCGGCTATTGTTTCTCTCTTGCATTACAAAGGGTTTTCTGTTTTCAGGACAATCAATGTAGAAGAAACTGCTTTTTTTCTTTGTCATAGTGTTTATAAAATAGCAAAGGGAGAAAAGGAAGGGAAAATACCTTTTTATCTCTCTATGAAAGAAGACAAGGAGATGACATCTTATTCATCCTTTACCAAAAAGGTAAAGAGTGAAAACATAACACAATATAATATTGGAGAAATAATGTTGTGTCAAATACCGGGTATACATTCTACAACAGCATCTGCTATTATGGAAAAATACAAAACATTGGAACAGTTGATTCTCTCGATACGTTCAAATCCATCATGTTTATCCAATTTGTCTTATGTAACAAGTAAAGGGCAAACGCGTAAAATAAGTAAAACAGTTTTAGACAATGTAATTGCTTTTTTGCTTATCGACGTTAAAAAAGAAGAGGAAAATATAGAAGTATAATATAATATACATGAATAACGAGGTTTTTACCATTGTAGGAATTGTTCTCTTTCTTGGTTTTTTTGTATATATTATTGCAAGATCCTTGATGTTGAATGGACGTATTATAGAAGGTTTGACGAATCCTATAGATTCTACAATTAGCACAACGATGCCAACAACATCAACTGCTACATCAACTGCTACATCAACCACAACGCAAAATATTGCTTCAGGTGCTGCCAATTATGGGAGTAAAATAAATGTTGCTTTCTCTCAACTAAAGGATCAAATGAATGTTCCAAAATACAGAAGTGATTATGAAAATGTAATAATTCAATTGGATGACTATATAAGTATGTTGACACTACAAACTATTATGAGTATGGATGCCAATGCAATCAATGATACTTCTGCTAGTTCTCTCATTGCACGATTGAATATATTCTCAAATGCAAGAACTGGTTTGGATACGCTAATGAAATATATTGATGGAGTTACGTAGTCGACTAATAATAATATAACTATTTTAGCAATATTTATATTATGATACTAAGGAATAAAAATACTAACTTCATCACCTGCATAATCTCCTCTATCAACGAGAGATTGCGTATAATCAACACCTCCCCAATTGTCGTCCATAGGATTGGCACTCATATTTTGTAATAAATTTTCTTCTTTCTCTCCTGATGCTGGTTTTGTACCTTTTTCATTAATAATGGTATCATATTTATTTGCATCCTGTAGTAAACTTGTAGAAGGACTACCTTCTGGTTGATTATTGGAAGGACAAGAATTAGAAAACGGAGGCAACCCACCTTTTAAATCAGTAGGACCAGGACGTACTTTGTAAACAGAATTGCCTTGCGCATCATAAGAATGCTGTAAAAAAAGTATAGGACATCGAATACCTTGGCTGCGTTGCCAATCTGTAAATTCAATATAATCTTCTAAATTACTGAATTGAATAGGATTTACGCCTGGTATTTTGGCAATGTGTGAATTATATAAAAAAAGTTGACTTCCTTTTTGAATTAAAATATTTGGACATCTTTTTTCATAAGGATTACTCATTCCTTCTTGTATTATATCAGGGTGATTATAATATGCATAATAGTATAGTCCTGCTAAAAAAATGAAAATAAATAAGATAGAGAGAAACATATGTCTTTTATATATACAAATAACTTTTTTTCGTATAGTATAATAGAATACCAATTATGATTTTTTTACCCCCTATAATGGATGCAAGTAGTAAAAATCTAGCAGTTTTTAAGAAACATATTGCAAATAAAAAGCCTGCGTTTTTATTTCTCTATATGGATGGTTGTGGTCCTTGTGAACGTGCCAAAAAGGGATGGGCGCATATATCTGATCACCTTTCCGATCAAGAGAGAAAAAGACATCATTCTGTTATGATAGCACAGATTAATCAGAATTTGTTTTCTCGTTTGCAGAGTATTGGTAGTCAACCACGAGGATTTCCTACGTTTCGATTTATTCGTGGTTCTCATATAGAGGAATACAATGGAGGACGTGAAGGAAAAGATTTGGCAAATTGGATTCGTACGTCTTTGCATATAAAGAGAGAAAAACATAAATGGATGGGTGGTAATGAAGGAGATGAAACGGGAGGAGTGAAAACGGGAGGAGAGGAAACGGGAGGAGAGGAAACGAGAGAAGTGAAAACGGGAGAAAATTTACCTGAGAAAATGGGAGGAATGAAAATGGGAGGAATGAAAATGGGAGGAAAAAGACGCACAATAAAAAAACGTGGTTCAAAGAGACGGAGAACGCGTCGGCAAAGAAAAAATAATAAATTTTAATTATTTGGTTACATATAAATGTTTTTCTTTTCTTCATTGGTAATACGATTGTTATTTACACAATATGAATTTATAATTGGTTTAGAACCATCCGTTTTGATTGGTACGTATCGATTTACGTCATAAACAGAACAGCGAATCTTTGTCATTAGCACAGGAACAGTATATAACTTTTCTGCGGTTTCCATATCCTTGAGTTCAATCTCGCCTACAGCAACAAGAATAGCAATCCAGTCGTTCTTGGTAAAGGGTTTATCCTCGCGTTCCACTTGGGTTTTAGCTTTTTCGGTAACGAAAAGCATTCGTTTGATTTCCTCCTTTGTTCCACCATTGTTTGTCTTATGCATTATAGTTTGCTGAAATTGCGACAAATCTTGTTTGATTTGTTTTATTTTTTGCTCGGAATGCTTGACAATTGCATTTTTTTTGTCTTTTGACAAATGAGAAGCTTTAACTTTTGATGAAATAGAACCCATTATTGTTTGATACTTCTTTATAAATAGTATAAAAAAGCATTTCAATTTTTTATTTTCAAAGGGTGTATGCGTGGGTCTCTTTAAATTACTTTGTAAATGTTTATAAAAAGAATATAAAGCCTCATCGATCGTTCGTTTCAAACAATTTATTTTTAGAAAAGGATATATAAAAGATATGGCAAGTAAAAAACCCTTTCAAGCAGTGGCTGTATTCAATGAAAAGAAAATAAAAGGTACAGTGTATTTTACAGAAGATATCAAAACAAAATCGGTGCGCATTGATGTTTCTATCAAAGGTCTCAAGAAAAATAGCTTGCACGGATTTCATATCCACGAATCAGGAGATCTCACGGATGGATGCGAAAGTATGTGTGCTCATTTCAATCCATATGGAAAAAAACACGGATGTCCCGGTGCGAAAGAAAGACATGTTGGGGATTTGGGCAATCTTATTAGCAATACCAACGGTGAAGCACATTATTCATTTGTCGATGACATTATTCAACTACGTGGTGTAAAATGCAATATTATTGGACGAGGTCTTATTATACACGCAGACACGGACGATTGCGGACAAGGAGGCGATGAAATGAGCCTGAAAACAGGCAACGCAGGAAAACGCATCGCTTGTGCGGTTATAGGCTATTCGAAACAAAACGCTGGTTGCTGAATACATATCAATAAAATTGATTCAAAAAAAGGAATGTAAAAAGAAAACAACTAAAACAACAATGACAAAAGAAATCCGTCTTTATGATTTTCATATTTTCAATGAATCAACTGATTTGAGCAGTGAAGAATCAAATGGACAGCGCCGTGATGCCAATCACTTTATTATACAAATGTTTGGTATGGATGAACTCGGAAATTCGTGTTCTGTTCTCGTTAATGAATTCAAACCCTTCTTCTATCTCAAAGTAGAAGATAATTGGACAGAATATACCAAACGTGGTTTCTTGTCATTTTTACGAAAAAAAGTAGGCGCTTATTATGAAAAATCAATTGTAGAATGTGAATTAATACAACGAAAAAAATTATATGGTTTCGATGGAGGAAAAAATCATACATTCGTCTATCTTGCGTTTAATAATGTGCAATGCTTTAACAAAGTAAAAAATTTATGGTATTCTTCCTATGACAAAAACACCGAACGGCGTAAATTGTTACCCGATGGATTCTATTATGCAAATACGCATATACAGTTGTATGAAGCGAATATACCCCCACTCTTGCGTTTCTTTCATATTCAAAATATTAGTCCATCTGGTTGGGTCTCTGTACCCAAAAACAAAATAATACTTGTGAAATACGACAAAAAAACCACTTGTGAATTGGAATATTCTATTGCCTTTACCGATATTATACCTTTACCATCCAAAGAAACAATAGTTCCTTTAAAAATTTGCAGTTTTGATATTGAAGCCAGTAGCAGTCACGGTGATTTCCCTGTACCCATAAAATCATACAAAAAACTAGCCACTAATATTATCGACTTCTTTGATTCATCCGTACTTACTATTGAATACGTTCAAAATACACTCAAACAAATCATTATGAACGCTTTTGGTTATTCTGATTCTCTTGGTAATAAAGTGGATCGGGTTTATCCTAAAAAAATGCCCACAATTGACCATTTAAAACAAAGAATCGATAAATGGTTGCTTATACCAGTCAAAGGAGCCGACATTCCAAAAGAAATATGGAATCAATTGACTATTGAATCAATGTTTCAAAAAAAAGGCGAAGCAATAGAAGAAGAGGAGGATGAAACAGAAGCAAATGTATCGCGACATAAACCGTCTTCCTCGAAAACAATAGTTGATTGTATCCTCGATAAACTCGATCGTTCTAGTAAAATCACCGAAATCAATGTCTCTCTTCAACAATTCTTTCCTTCCCTAGAAGGCGACAAGGTAACGTTTATAGGTTCTACATTTATGCGTCTAGGTGAAAAAGAACCTTACAAACATCATTGTGTGGTTCTCAATACATGTTCCAATGTCAAAGATACTGAAATTGAAACATACGAATCAGAAAAAAATCTCCTCGTCGGTTGGAAAGAAATGATGCAACGTGAAAATCCTGATATTGTAATCGGTTACAATATATTTGGCTTTGATTATGAATTCCTCTTTCGACGCGCAGAAGAAAATGATTGTGTAGAAGAATTCTTGCAACTTTCTAAAAACAAAGATGAATTGTGTGGTTTTCGTGACCCTGTTACTAATCAATATTCCATTGAACAAACTAGTATCCAAATCGCCAGTGGACAACATGACCTCAAATATATTAAAATGCCAGGACGTATTCAAATCGATTTGTATAATTTCTTTCGACGTGAAGAAAATTTATCTTCGTACAAATTAGACTTTGTTGCAGGTCATTTCATTGGTGATTTTGTTAAATTGCATACAAACGAGGCAAATATAACTACCATTGAAACAACGAATCTAACTGGTCTTTTGGTCGATAGCTATATTCATTTCGAAGAAATTGGACATTCTATTGATTATTACAACAATGGTGCCAAATACAAAGTCCTTTCTGTAAACAAAGAAGCAAAAATATTTTGCATAGAAGGAATCATTGTAAATGATGCTACGAAGAAGCTGCGATGGTGTTTAGCAAAAGACGATGTAACACCACAAGACATTTTCCGAATGACCAATGGAACAGCCGAAGATCGTGCTGTCATTGCGAAATACTGTATTCAGGATTGCAATCTTGTTCATTATTTATTGAATAAGGTAGATGTATGGACCGGTTTATCTGAGATGGCAAATATTTGTAGTGTTCCTATTTCCTTCTTGATTCTTCGTGGACAAGGTATCAAATTAACTAGCTATGTCGCAAAAAAATGCAGGGAAAAGGGTGTATTATTACCCGTTATGGAAAAATCGGATGATCAAGACGGTTACGAAGGTGCTATTGTTTTGGATCCTAAATGTGATTTGTATTTAGATAATCCTGTCGCGTGTGTAGATTATGCATCACTTTATCCGTCCTCAATGATGAGTGAGAATATTAGTCACGATAGTAAAGTATGGACAAAGGAATACGATTTAAAAGGAACACTTGTAGAAGAGACGGGTGAAAAGAATGACGGAAGCGAAAAGAATGACGGAAGCGAAAAGAATGAAGAAGGACAATTTATTTACGACAATTTACCTGGTCATAAATACGTTGATATTACATATGACACATTCAAATACGTAAGAAAATCCGAAAAAGCTGCAGCAGAAAAGATAAAATGTGGATACAAAATATGCCGTTTTGTTCAACCAATCAATGGTGTTCGTGCCATTATGCCATCCATTTTAGAAGAATTACTTATTGCACGTAAGACGACACGTAAATTGATTCCTCAAGAAAAGGATGAATTTATGAAAAATGTACTCGATAAGAGGCAAATTGGTTACAAACTAACAGCCAATTCATTGTATGGACAATGTGGTGCCAAGACGAGTTCCTTTTATGAAAAAGATTGCGCTGCGGCGACTACGGCAACAGGTAGACTTCTGTTGACTTATGCAAAACGTATTGTGGAAGAATGCTATGCGAATCGGATATGTCAAACAGAAAAATATGGACCAGTATTAACAAAAGCAGAATATATATACGGTGACAGTGTGGCGTCTTATACACCAACGTGTATCAGAACAAACGGAAAAATTAAATTTGTCACAATGGAAGAATTGGCAGAAAAATATGGTTACAATCGTTGGTTCCTTTGTAAAGAAGAAGGAAAACAGGACAAGGAATTTTGCGAATTGGAAGGGATTGAAACGTGGACGGAAGATGGTTGGACTTCATTAAAACGAATTATTCGTCATATATTGGCACCTCATAAAAAGATGTTTCGTATATTCACGAAAATAGGATTGGTAGATGTGACGGATGATCATTCGCTATTGGACAAAAATGGAAAAGAGATTTCTCCACGTGATATAAAAATTGGAGATCCATTATTGCACTCTCCTTTACCAACAGGAGAAGAGAGAGTAACCCAAAAAAAAACTTTGTTTGATGAATATAATTTGCTTCCCGCAAAATATAATTATTTGATTCGTTCTTTTTACAATCATAAAGATGCAGCTGAATATTGTTATTCTTTATCTGAAATGGGTCATTTATTTGAAATCAGTGAAAAAGGGGGTAAAATTATTGTACAAAAGCGTTCTAGTTTTGATGAAGATGATGAACGAGTCAAAATAATACAAGAAATTGATTACAAAGGATATGTATATGATTTGACAACATCGAATCATCATTTTTCAGCGGGTATTGGTAATTTGATTGTACATAATACAGATTCGGTATTCTTTACTTTTAATTTATCAACACCTGAAGGAGAGCGAATTAAAGGGAAAAAGGCATTGGAAATTACAATTGAATTGGCACAAGAGGCAGGACACTTGGCATCGACATTTCTCAAAGGTCCACACGATTTGGAATATGAAAAAACATTTATGCCGTTTTGTCTATTATCCAAAAAACGATATGTAGGAATGTTGTATGAAACAGACCCAAACAAATGCAAACGAAAAGAGATGGGTATTGTATTGAAAAGACGAGATAATGCACCTATTGTAAAGGATATTTATGGTGGTATTATTGATATATTGATGAAAGAACAAAATATAGAAAAAGCAACCACCTTTTTACAAACCTCTTTGAAAAATATGGTGAAAGAAAAATATACAATGGATAAACTTATCATAAGCAAGTCATTGCGTTCTGGATACAAGAATCCAAAACAAATTTCACACAAAGTACTCGCAGACAGAATGACAGAAAGAGACCCTGGTAACAAACCAAATCCTGGTGACCGTATTCCGTATGTTTATATTTATAACAAAGACAAAAAAGCGCTGCAAGGTGAACGTATTGAAACTCCTGCCTTTGTAATAGAAAAGGGTCTTAAAATAGATTATTCGTTTTATATAAGCAATCAAATTATGAAACCTGTGCAACAATTAATGGCTTTGGTCCTAGAAAAATTATGGGAATTGCAAGGAAAACGATCCAAAATTGTAAAATTCAGAAAAGAGGTTGAAATGATAAAAAAAGGAGAATCTGATGCTAACAAGGCAGCAGATAAAATAGAGGCATTGAAGAACAAGGAAGTCAAAGCCTTGTTATTCGACGAGTTTTTACGAGACACAGACAATCAGAAAGAAGATACACAAAGTATTACACTATTCTTTCCAAAAAAATAAGTACTGTGTATAACATATTTGTATAACATTTTTATTTTTTTACTATTATATTTACTTGTAATTAGGTATGTGTAACTTGGAAACAATCCATAAACCAAATGCGATCCACATTACATCAATGGAATTTCCACCATTATAAATAGCCCATCTTAGTGCTTTGCATTGAGGACTGGCTACCAATAAGGGAGACGTAAGAAATCCTATCCATCCTATAGGAACACACCAATGTGCGTATAAATGAACTGCTGCATAATGCAAGAAAATCCATACAAAATATATACTTGTTGCACGAAATACATAGGTGCAACTACTCGTAACAAATATAATTTCAGATTCAAAAGTAGAATACAATTGACTGAGATAATCTTCGTCATAGACATATACATTTATATTTTCATTTTCTTCTTCTTCAGGAATTGATTCGTTATCTAGAATGGGGTAGTTCATATTGTTTGTTTTATATAGCATATAACCTTTTTTTTGTTTCAATTTTTTTTTGCTTCGTGTCAACATAGACAATAGAGGTATTTTTTGTGTTTTACATTTACGCAATTTCAAGGGTACGTTCTTGAAAAAAATAAAAATCCCCCTGATGGGTCTATTTGCATTCTATTCATGGATGAATCCAAACTAAATGTACCTTCCATATATTGTGTTACTAAATTTTGATCATTATTAGGAAACAATTGTTGTATAAGTTGTTCTGTAATCTGTGATAAATATTGTACATCGTTGGTAAGATTTTCACGGATCACCGGTTCAGGACTAGCATTTGTACTAGTTGGAACATAATTACGTATATCACATCTACAAACAGGGCAACGAACATTTCTCTCAAACCATGACATAATAGAAGTAGGTTGAAACAAATGATGACAAGGCAACAATTCTAGTACCTCGCTATTGTTTTCAAATCGTTCTAATGAAATAGGACACGATATGTTCAATGGGGTTTCAATATCATCAAAACGTATTCGTCGCGTTGCTGTTTCTATCACTTCTCTAGAAGGTCGAATCGTAACCGTATTGTAAAATTCTTCAAATATAGAATTTATATTACGATTGTTTGTATTCGTATTCGCATTCGTATTCGCATTCGTATTCGTATTTGTATTCGTATTTGTATTCGTATTTGCATTCGCATTCGTATTTGCATTCGTATTCACATTTGTATTCGTATTCGCATTCGCATTCGCATTCGTATTCGTATTCGCATTCGTGAAACTAGGTTCAACACGTCTACTTCTATTCATATTTGTAAAACTAGGTTCAACACGTCTACTTCTATTCATATTTGTGGAAGTAGGTTCTATCCCATATTGTCTATTATATCTGTTTCTCGGTATTCTATCCACTCTGCTTATATTGTCTAATATATCTCGCACAAAATTAGCATAATCATACAAATGATCAATACGATCAATAGTATCCGTATAAATCTGTGAATAAAAATCAAACAAAAACCGCTCATCCTCACTCATTTGAAAACGATGGGTAGCCATTCTATAGTAAGAATATACTATCTAAATTCTTTTTTTTTTTGTAAAATAAAGGAAAATGCATTACTATAAATAATTTATATTTCAAGTAATATAAAAGAAATTCAATAAGGATATATAAAGAATGAATACACAATATGCAAATAAAGGATTAACAGGTCTCGCTAATTTAGGAAATACTTGTTTTATCAATTCGTGTATGCAAGTACTTTCACATACATATGAATTGAATGATTTATTAAACAAACCTGATTTTTTAAAAAAATTAAAAAACAAATATGATTCTGTTTTACTTTATGAATGGGATCAATTAAGACAATTAATGTGGAAGGAAAATACGACCATATCCCCTTCTAAATTTGTCAAGACAATACAAAAAATAGCACAAATTAAAAAAATGGAACTCTTTACAGGATATTCGCAAAACGACTTGCCAGAATTTTTCCTCTTTATCATTGATTGTTTTCACAATGCGATATCGAGAGAAGTAACAATGAAAGTGCAAGGGTCTCCTGAAAATGAAACCGATAAAATAGCCATACAATGTTTCACTACTATACAAAAAATGTATACAAAAGAATATTCAGAGATTTGGAATCTTTTTTTTGGAATTCATATATCTGAAATTGTTTCTCTCGGATCTAACAATACAGTCTTGTCAAGAAACCCTGAACCTTTTTTAATGATTAATTTATCTATTCCAACAAACAATAAATCTCCCACATTAAAGGATTGTTTTGATTTATATGTACAAGGAGAAATCTTAAGAGATGAAAATGCTTGGTACAACGATACAACTAAACAAAAGGAAAACGTTCATAAAAAGATATCATTTTGGAGTTTACCGACTATTTTGGTAATGGATTTAAAACGCAACAATGCAAACAATATTTATAACAAAAATCAAATACTCGTAGATTTTCCTTTGACAGATATGAATTTATCGAGCTATGTTATAGGATATAAAAAAGAGTCCTATATATATGATTTATATGGTGTTTGTAATCATTCTGGAACAACATATGGTGGACACTATACTGCTTTTGTAAAGAATGCAAATGGGAACTGGTATCATTTCAATGATACAAATGTGACACAAGTAACACAAGAACAGATTGTGACATCAAAAGCCTATTGTTTCTTCTATAGAAAAAAAACAAAGCTTTAATATATATATATGGATAACAAAGTATCACCACCACCAAATGATTCCATGTATGATAATATAAATCAATATGTAATAAGCAAGATAAATCCAATCGTTCTTATAATTATTGGACTCGTTGTCGTTGCTTATATTGTTGTATTTATGTATTTAGGAAAAACATCTACTTCTTCGGATGAGTCATCGTCGTCTCTCGTTTCATCTTTTACAAATTCTACTCCGGTCTCTTCTGAATCTTCTTTTTCAACAACGATATTTATTGTTGTTATTCTTTTGATTTGTTTTGTTTTATTTTTTGTCAAAGGATGGAAATATATGTACGGTTATGATATCAGTGCCTCTTTGAAAAATATTTTTACTTCTACACCCGAAGTGGATGTATATGTCAATAAAGAACCTTCACCCACCCCATCCCCTCCTGTTGCATCACCGCCATCATCAGATGAAACGCAAGTCTTTAATATCCCTGGTAATTATTATAATTACGCCGATGCTAAAAGTTTATGTAGCGCTTATGATGCACGTTTAGCGACCTATTCTGAAATGGAACAAGCTTATAACAAAGGTGCAGAATGGTGTAATTATGGATGGTCAGAAGATCAAATTGCATTGTTTCCTACACAGAAAAAGACATACGACACACTACAAACCATTCCAGGACACGAACACGATTGTGGGCGACCTGGTGTAAATGGAGGATATATAGCCAATCCAGCTATTAAATTTGGTGTGAATTGTTATGGTAAAAAGCCACCTATGACAAAAGAGGAACAAGAACTAATGGAAACGACTAGTCCGTATCCTGTAACAGAAAAGGATATTTGGATGGACAAACGTGTGGATTATTGGAAAGAGAGATTGAATGATATTTTGGTATCACCTTTTAATTATAATTCTTGGAATAAAGTCTAGTGTAAATCTCGTTTTTTTGTTTTTCTACTACCATGTAGTTTTGCTCTTTTTGATTTTTTTGTATGATTGAGTTCCATTCGTTGTAATAATTTATTGTATATATCTTCTCCTATAACCGGTTTTTCTTCTTCATCGTCGTTTTCATTATACAAAAAGGATTCTTGTTGAGGTTTATGTTTGTGAAAAAGAAGACCGGCGGGAACCGCTAAATTTTCAAAGAGAGAAGTAGGTTTATCTTCTCTCTTACTTGTCTGTTGTAGAGGAAACAGAGGTAATCCCTTTTTCATCAAGAGAGAAGATACTTCAAACCCGCAACTCATTATTTTATTATGTTTGGTATCTTTATAATAAACCATATCTTCTGGTGCAATATAACACGTTCCACTTATTTCCATAATGTATATATTATATATTTATATTTTCAAAATTATACGTCTCTATTCTAACTGATGCGTTTGATTTCAGAAACTATTTTTTCATTTCGATTGTTTTTCAAATGATGTATTATTTTTTTCACCTGATCATCATTATGTATAATTTCTCGCAAAGATTGTTCAATATATTGAAATGTCAATGGTGAATATACTTTAGTATGAGTGAATTTTATTTTTCCATCGCTTGTTGTATGAGTTGCATTTTTATTGTCTTTCATATAAGAAACCATTTGTTCTGATATATGTGCTCTTTTTTCTCGTAATTCTTTCAAATTTTCCCATACTGTTTTGATTTGATTATCAATGGAAATCCATTTTTGAACAGTAACATCAAATACTTGTTTATCATTATTCATAAAATATCATTATACTTTTTTTACAGTTGTTTTACATATATTTATTATTGTTTCATAGTATACATGAAACAATATTTTTTAGGAAATACACAAAATACTGAAAAGCGGATTGACCGAAACAAACCCATAGAAAGAGTCATGATATTTACAAATGCACGAAACGAGAGACGTATTCGAGAATGGGCTGCACATCATCTTTTACTCGGATTTTCTTGTATATATATTTTTGACCATAAATCAATCGTCCCTATCAAGGATCTCTTTCAAAATTTTGATAAACGTGTTTTTGTAGAACGTTGTGATTTATCGATACCGCCTAAATTACCTTTGATGAGAAAAGCTGCACTGATTGCCTCTTCTATGAAAATGGATTGGTTTATTTATTTGGATGCTGATGAATACTTGTATATGCAAGAACCTTGTAGTGTTAAAACAATGTTACAACGTTTTACATTTGCTGATTCCGTTTCTCTCAATTGGTTACTTTTTGGAACCAATCATCATACAAAGGAACCAACAAATCAATTATTAGTAGAAGCATATACAAAATCTGAATCCGTTTTGAATGAGCACGTAAAAACTTTTGTCCGTCCTGGTGCAGTGAAACAAGTATTGACACCCCATTATTATGAAGTGTTTCAACCATTACGTATGTTTTCTATTGATGGTACAAGAATGACATTACCATATTCTTTCCATAAAAATAAATATCCGTTGGAAAAAAATATTGCATTTATTGCACATTATATTTATCAATCAGAAGAAACATATATGCAACGTAAAATTATTATTCCACAAGATGATACTGGTGCAAAGAGAGAAATTGACAAAGAATTGCATTCAAAGTACAATGATATGGAAAACAACCTTCTTCGTGAAAAATACGCTTTTCAAATTCGTCGTTTTTTAGCCAAATAAAAATATTTATTTACGATTTTTTCGCGAATATGTTTTTTTAGCTCCGTATTTCATTCCATATAATACCGCAGGCAATGCGGCTTTGTGTAGAATGTGACCCCAATGGTTACCACCCTCTTGCGCTTGTTGTTGCGCTTGTCGTTGCGCTTGTTGTTGCGCTTGTCGTTGCGCTTGCTGTTGCGCTTGTTGTTGCGCTTGTTGTTGCGCTTGTCGTTGCGCTTGCTGTTGCGCTTGTTGTTGCGCTTGCTGTTGCGCTTGCTGTTGCGCTTGCTGTTGCGCTTGTTGTTGCGCTTGTTGTTGCGCTTGCTTATAAGAGAGAGATAGTTTTGCACTTTTTGATTTTTTACCTTTTTTCTTATATTTACGACCCCCTGATTGCAAACTATTATGAATTTGGTAACCACTAGGAGAATTCTGTAAAAATTGTACAGTATTGTCATCAATAGGATTATTTAAATAACCTTGCGTTTGTTGTGCTAAAGTTCCTACTGATTTTGTCAACCATCCTGCACCTCCTTGATCACCACTTTGTGTGGGTGAATAAGCTGAATATCCTAGTGGAGGGGGAACACCACCTCCTTTTTGGGCAAGTGCTTGTGTCATTTTTGCTGCAGAATTCTGTGCATTTTGTGCCATTTGTGTCAAATTAGACATGAATTGTAGTGTTGATGGTGGTGTTGGTGTTGGTGATGTTGATGATCCACCATGTTTCCAAAAGCTAGAACCAAACTTACCAGTTCTTCTAGAGTGTTTCTTTGACGCTTTCTTATTGATGTTTCTGGTTTTTTTATGAGACATTTTATATATTTAAATGAGAAAATATATAATTATTTATAAAAAAAGCACTAATGTTTATTACGCAAAACTTGAATCAACAAAAACAAAATGCCTAAAATCAAAAGAAATATCAAAACAAACAATCCTAAAAAAAGATATAGATATGGTTTTAAATGAAAAAATATGAATTCTACAACAGGTGAAAATAAAGCGCGTAATTCATATTTAATATCGTCACGTTTTAATATTTCTAAACATTGTGAAATAATTGGTTCAGATGACATGTATTAGTAGGTGTGATTATTTTCTATTTGTTTTTACGATATTGAGACTAATTATACCTTTTTGTATTCTTCGTTATACAAAGGAACTCTTTTTCTTTTTTTTTTATAGAACAGAACAATGGATAATATTATTGAACCAAACAATGAATTTAATTTTTCATCACTCTCTTTAGCACACCCAACCGGAATACAGGGTGGTGCTTATTTTACAAAAATTCAAAACAACGGAAAACCATTGTATATTCAAACACCCAAGGGAACATCGAAGCAAGGTTTTATGAAAAACGGTAAAAAAATAACTATTGATTTAATGTTTGATAATCATAATTCGGATTCTTCTTTCATTCAATGGTTGGAAAATTTGGAAACAAAATGTCACGAAATGATTTTTGAAAAGGGTAATCAATGGTTTCAAAATAATTTGGAAAAATCCGATATTGAAACCGCCTTTGTAAGTCCAGTGAAATTATACAAATCAGGTAATTTTTTTTTATTACGTGTCAATGTCAAGATAAACAGTGTAACAAATATACCTATTATTAAAATATACAATGAAAATGAAAACACAATTCCGATGGATGAAATCTATCCAGAAACCAATATAGTCTCTATTCTAGAAATACAAGGTATTAAATTTACCTCGCGCAACTTTCAAATCGAAATAGAAGTAAAACAAATGATGACATTGAATACCGACATTATATTTGATAATTGTGTTATAAAAACAGACTCTTTATCAAAGAAACCATCGACCTCAAAACAAGTATTTCTAGAATCATTAAGTGAAGAAATCATTAAAGAGGAATTTGAAAATAAGCCTGAATTACAAGACAATAAGAAAGATAAAGAATACAAAGAAGACAAAGAAGACAAAGAAGATAAAGAAGATAAAGAAGATAAAGAAGATAAAGAAGATAAAGAAGATAAAGAGGATGAAGAGGATGAGGAGGAGGATTATAAAAAACCACAGATTCATTTAGGTGAATGGGTGGAACAATCATCTCTTGATATAAATATTAATGATGATTTAGAAGAAATTGCTCTCTCATTGCCTGAAAAGAAGGACGATAATTTACAAGAATTTGATATTACTACTTCTCTCAAGGAAGATGAATCTATTAGATTAAAAAAGCCGAATCAAGTATATTATGAAATATACAAACAAGCAAAACGAAAAGCAAAACAGGCAAAAAAGGAAGCCATTATGGCATTTTTGGAAGCAAGGAATATTAAGAAAACATATTTGTTGGATGATTTAGATGAAAGTGACGATGACGAAGAAAAATCGGATGTTTCCTCTGAATTTTCCGAAATAGAAAAAGAAGAATTCGGTTTATAGAAAATCAAATGTGAAAAATTTTTATCATTTCTTTTATATAATGAGTACTTCTTCTACTTCTCTGAAAAAGGTATGGAACGATTATGGTATAGGTGCACTTGTCATTTTATTGATTGCGGCATATGGTGTTCATCTGTTTGCCAACTATCTAACATCCAAAGGACGTTTTGGTTATGAACGTATGTCACAGAATAATAACCCCGCTTATAGCAACGGTAATAAAAAAGTCGCACAACCTCCTGTTGCAAATACCAATAATAGTGGAGTACGACCTGCCAATCCTTTAGGTCAAATCGAAGTATATTCTTCCGTCAGTGGTTCACCCAATGTTCCTACGACCAATCACAATGCGAAAAATAACATCTCCAATCCCAATGAGTTGTTACCAAAGGATACAAATTCCCAATGGGCACAATTAAATCCACAAGGTAAGGGTGATTTGGCAAATATTAATTTGCTAAAAGCCGGTTACCATATTGGTATTGATACAATTGGACAGTCGTTGAGAAATGCAAATTTACAAATTCGTAGTGAACCACCTAATCCTCAATTGTATGTTGGTCCTTGGCAAAACTCAACAATAACTCCCGATCTAATGCGTGTTCCTTTTGAAATAAATGCTTCTGGACCACAATAAATCATATAGTTTCATTTTTATATTCGTCATTTTGAATATAAAAATAGGGTTCTTTGTTTTACATCTTTATAACTTCATTTTCTAATTATAATACAACAATGAATATAATTTTATTCACTATATCCTCATTTATTCTGCTGTTGTTTTGTTTTTATGATTCTCTCTTTTTTACAGATATATATTTATTTATTGCCATTGCAATCATTTTAAGTATATTAAATCACGGTTCAAGTTATCCCATTTTTAAATGGGCTGATCGTATCTATTTAGTGGTTTTTATTCTATATATTTTATTCATATACAAAACAACTCAATTAATAAAAAGTTTCATTTTTATTACAAGTTGTCTGGTTTTATATAGTATATTCAATAAGAATACATTTTTACATGCAATTTCGTTATTCATATGTATTTTCATTATTTTTTCATTGATTCATCAAGCAAAAACATCACGAACAATAATCAAAGAGAGAAAGGGACATACAAAAGGAAAAATAGAATTTAATCCTTGGTAAAATATGCAGATACACAAAACAATGTAGCTAAAGCAAAACTGACGATACCAGATGTATATTTGATAGCCTTATTGCTCCATGCATTTTTTCCTCCTACAGCTAATAAAGAACCAAGCCAGTTACCTAAACCTACTGTAAACAAGAGAAGAAATCCGAGAATATAATCAATTTCACCGGCTTCATAGAATTCCCAAACAGACCCAAGAGTCATTGGCCACAAATTCAAAAACAAGAGAGTTCCAATGATTGTCTTGTAGGGCATAAATTTACAATAATCTAATATAATGATAACGAATCCAGTAACAGCAACTCCTGTTAATCCAAAAACAATACCAGATAGAAGTCCTAAAATACCACCAGTAAGAAGTTTCTTCCACATTATTTATATTAATATAATGATATATATTTCCTAAATAAATTATATGAGAATGAAGGATAAAGAAAAAAAAACAGGACTCTTTATTTTTCGGCGTGATTTTAGGATTGTCGACAACAAAGGCTTGAATCATCTCGCTTCTCTTTGTGAAAATATAGTCCCTATTTTTATTTTTACGCCTGAACAAGTAGGTTCTAATAATCCATACAAGTCTGTAAATGCTGTGCAATGTATGATTGAGAGTTTATACGATCTACAAGAAGCAATTTCTAAACAAAAAGGAAAATTACATTGTTTTTATGGTGCCAATCCAACAATCGTAAAAGGTTGTATACAACATTTTGGAATCGATATTGTTTGTTGCAACCGAGATATTACCCCCTATGCTCTAGAGAGAGATGAAGAATTAGCCATATTATGTAAAAAAATGAATGTCGAATTTTGTCAGACAGGTGATTATTATTTACACGAACCTGGAACTATTTTATCGAGTTCTCATTCTGTATACCAGAAATTCACGCCTTTTTATAACGCGTGTCTTTCTGTATCGGTAGATAAACCATTACCTGTTCGTTCTTATCGATGGATAAGCGTAGCGACAAGCGTAGCGACAGGCGTAGCGACAGGCGTAGCGACAGGCGTAGTATCTAATACTCTTTCTCTAACAGAAGCATTTAAACGATTTGTCAAGAAAGATAATCCTTCCATTTTGATTCACGGATCGAGAGAAAATGCGTTGAAATTGTTACAAATCAATGCAAAACAACAAAAAGGATATTCTAAAACACACAATATACTTGCGCTTCCTACATCACGTCTTTCTGCTTATATAAAATTCGGATGTATTTCTATAAGAGAAGTATATTGGTCATTGCGTTCTATCAAAGATTTTATTAGACAATTGATTTGGCGTGATTTTTATGCGTCAATATTGTTTGCTTTTCCCCATGTTTTGGGTAAAACAATGAAACCTAGTTATAACAAGATACGATGGAAACGAAATGCACGATGGTTGGAATTATGGAAACGAGGAGAAACTGGATTTCCAGTAGTGGATGCTGCAATGCGAGAAATGAATGCAACGGGTTATATGCATAATCGAGGACGTTTGATTGTATCTTCATTCTTGATCAAGACATTGTTACAGGATTGGAGAGAAGGAGAGAAATATTTTGCAACCAAATTGACGGATTATGATCCTGCAAGTAACAATGGTAATTGGCAATGGGTAGCAGGGACCGGTGCGGATTCGCAACCTTATTTTCGTATTTTCAATCCTTGGTTGCAATCAAAGAATTTTGATCCAGATGTCATTTATATCAAACATTGGATCCCTGCATTGAAAAATGTTCCATCAAAAGATATACATAGTTGGAATACAGCATATACTTTGTATAAATCGATTGGATATCCCAAACCTATTGTTGAATTCGAAAAACAAAAGGAAGCAGCATTGGAACTCTATCGTTCTATATTTCATTGAATAATATTTATATATTTAGTAAATATATAAATGTCAGAAAAACCGTGGTATGAGCTGATGCCTTGGGATCCGGCATATGATGACAATCAAAAAATTCGAGCTGATTTAAGTAATGTTAAAAAAGATGATGAATTAATTTTTGGGAAAAGTGGGATAAATCTTCAAAAAGTTACTATTGAAAATGTTATTAAAACTATTACGTTTAATTATAAAAATAGTCATAATGAGCCGCTAACTGCTGAAATAAATATAACAAATGATAATCCATATAATGATTACTTATAGTATGTAATTCCTCCAGTTACACCATCTGATGAATCCACCAATAAACCACAAGATGGTGGAAGAAAAAGACGCAATAAAAAATCAACTATTAAAAAATATAGAAAAAAAACGTCAAAAAAAAGAAATAAAAAATAATCAAACATTATATTTCATTAAACACTATATTTCATTAAACACCGTATTTCATTAAACGCTGTATTTTAAAAATATTTACAATTCAATATCAATATAAGCACAATTGCTGCATTTATGCTTACATTCCTGTTTTTATTTAGTATATATATATATGTCTTATACGTTAAGTTACAGTTTAGATATGAATAACAACGCGACTGTAACAGGATTTGCATCAAATCCTAGTAATGTAAAAGATATTGATATTCCGTGTAGAATTGGACCTAATTATATGGCGGTTAGTATAGGTATGCGCGCGTTTGAAAATGCAGCCTTAACATCGGTTATGTTGTCTAATTGTATTTACGATATTGAAGAATATAGTTTTAATAATTGTAAATTATCATCAATAATGCTTCCTGCAGGAGTCAAGACAGTAGGAAAATTTTCATTTGCTAACAATAATATGATGACAAAATTTACTTTATTAGGAGATGCGCCTATTATATATGGAAATGGGTCTGCTGGCACTGAATCTGTTTTTTTAAACAATAATTTGGTAAAAGTTATGGCAAACCAAATGGCAAGTGGTTACGGAGAATACAATGAACAAACCGGAATATTTTATACGGATAAAACATTTACTACCCCACAATTATGGGCTGGAAAAATAGTATATGGTATTCCTCCTCCTAGTATCTGTTTTATAGGAAGTACACCGATTGTAACAGATCAAGGTATTCTTCCTGTAGATAAAATAGATCCTGATTTGTATACCATAGAAGGAAAGCCTATAGTAGCTATTACACGCACTATAGTAAAGAAAAAAGATGGTATGTATTTAGTGCACATTGAAAAAAATGCACTAGGTCCTAATCTACCTATAGATGCAATGACACTTACATACAATCATATTATACAACATCTTGGTAAGAGATTGTATGCATCAGACTTGATAGGAAAGTATAAAAAGGTGAGAAGACTTCCTTACAAAGGAGAGATGTTATATAATATAGCCTTGCACAAACATAGTTTTATTAAGGTGAATGGTCTGTATATAGAAACGTTACATCCCAAGAATCCGATTATACAACACTTTATTACACCCAAAAAACAGGAAAAAAAACAAGAAAAGAAACGTATAAATATGTGTATTGCATAAAAAATATATCTCTACCTTTTCTCTTTAGATAATATAAAACATTGTTATAATGAAAAAAGAAGATATAATTATATATGCTTTTTTTGCGATTGTATGTATCATAGGGCTCCGCGTTTTTTATCAATCTTCGGATATTGATTTACGTTGTGTTATCTCTCGTGTTGATGGTGAAACATACTGTGTTCGAGACCGTGCAATGGTAAATGATGCAGCGGATTTATTGGCCAATGTAGTTAAACGAATGAATGAATTGGTTGCTTTTGTCAAAGAGAAATATCCAACAAGCCCTGATGTAAAACGGCTTGTTGAAGGATTCAATCCAAAAAAAATAACAGAGACATTACCTACTAGTGAACTAACAGCATATAGTGAAAACAAAGGAGAGAAGATTGCTTTTTGTTTGAATAAAACAAAAAATACGGCGACGTTGATAGATATTAATACACTCACTTTTGTTGCTATTCACGAAATGGCGCATATCATGTCGAAATCAATTGGTCATAAGCAAGAATTCTGGGAACATTTTAAATTCCTCTTGGAAAATGCTGTAGAAGCTGGTATATATATTCCCGTCGATTATAAAAAGAAAAAACAAAGTTATTGTGGAATGAATATAACTGACAATCCATTATATGACTTGTAATAGACGGAAATAAAAACCAAATAATATATATGGGTGGTGGATTGTTTGGAACTCCTTTATATTTGAATTTAAAATGTATTGTATTTTCTGTAATCATATTGATTGTGTACTGGCTACCTCATCCAGGAAATGTAGCGCATAATATTGTGATGGGATTTCTTATTGCTACTTCTGCGTATATATCGCTTGCGTGGTATGACGTTTTGTACAATTGTAACGATCGTTTGGGTCCTACATTTTTCAGTTGGTTATCAAAGAGTTTTAAGCCAGCTGAATACAGAGAGAAATACAATGCGCTTCCATTGAAATACAAGAAAACAATACGTAATGTTGATATATTTGTTCTCATTATCGTATTCATTACTTTTTTATACCCGTTTTTTTCAAAAAATATTGGAACCGGTTCTAAAAGTATATAAAGATAATAATTGTTAACAAGATAATGTCCCCTTATCTTGTTATCACATCGTTTCATTTTTTAATACCAGCTTTTTTTGCATTTTATAAAAATTTATATTTTCCTTCACAAATTCTTTTTTTAGTATCATTTGCTTCTGCCAATTATTGGAGAAATCCGTCTCCTGGATTACGTTATAAAATGGATATTATTATAGCGCGCACTAGTTTTGTCTATTTTTTAATACAAGGTCTGACAAAGGTTAAAAATCCTACATTGCAACTTATTGGATATCCTATCATTATATTCTCTCTCTATTGTTATAAAAAGTCACGTGATTTGAATAATGAAGGTAATTCATATTATATACTCTATCATATGATATTTCATTTGACAACTATTATAGTACAAACTATTATTATATTTGGAATATGTCAAAATCAGACTAAAATCAACGACCAATAAAATTTAAAACGCAGACCATTTAAAATATTATATATATATATATATATATATATATGTCTTATTCCCAACTCGGTCAAGATTTAGAAGTTATTAAATTCTATAATAACAAAGAAAATGGATTTTTTATTGAAATTGGTGCTAGTGATGGAATTAATTTGTCAAATACATATTTACTTGAAACACAATATAAATGGAAAGGAATTTGTTGTGAACCTATTCCTAACAATTTTAAAAATTTAGTGAAAAACAGATCAAATTCTATATGTTATGATAAAGCGGTTTATAACAGTAGTGGATTAACAGTTAATTTTGATATAGCAAATAATTGTGATTTATTATCTGGTATATCTAACCATATTGATCGTCATAAATCTTCTGTGGATGCAAATAAAGAAACTATTCAAGTTCAAACAATTTCTTTATTAGATGTATTAAACATTGCGAATGCTCCATTATTTATTGAATATATGTCATTGGATACAGAAGGTACTGAATTTGAAATACTTAAAAATTTTGATTTTGAAAAATATACATTTGGATTGATTGATGTTGAACATAATTATTGTGAACCAAGAAGAACTGAAATTAAAAATCTATTATTATCAAAAGGAT